ATCATATTAAGAAATTGTCCGCATGGCGAGAAACCCGCCGCCCTGATCAAACGCCGCCGGACGAAAAATGGCTAATTTGGCTTTTGCTAGGCGGTCGTGGGGCTGGCAAAACCCGTGCAGGGGCGGAGTGGGTTGCTGAACAAGTGAAAGCAGGTGCACGACGGGTAGCCCTTGTGGCACCGAGTTATAATGATGCCCGCGAGGTAATGATTGCTGGAGAGAGCGGGTTGCTTAATATTGGCAACGAAATGGATAGACCGCAATATTTGCCATCAAGGCGAGTGTTACAATGGCCAAACGGTGCCGTGGGACAAGTGTTCTCTGCTGAGGATCCGGACGGACTACGTGGGCCGCAATTTGACCTCGCTTGGGCCGACGAATTTTGTGCGTGGGCTTACCCCGAAGAGGCGTTGTCGAATTTACGTTTGGGACTTCGTCTGGGTGTTGAGCCGAAACTGGTAATCACTACAACGCCCAAACCGAGTGCTGCGTTAAAGAAATTAATGGCAGACCCGGGTGTTGTAGTATCCCGTGCAACGACTAAAGATAATGCAAAAAATTTGTCTAAGGCCTTCCTGCAATCCGTATATGAAATTTACGGCGGTACACACTTGGGGCGGCAAGAGCTTGGCGGCGAAATTATTGAGGACGCGGAGGGAGCATTGTGGACGCGTAAGCTGATCGACGATGTTGTGGTTAGTGCAGCCCCGCCCGATTTACAAAAGATAGTGGTGGCTATCGATCCGCCCGCTAGTTCAGGAGCCAAAGCGGATGCTTGTGGTTTGATTGTTGCAGGTCGTGCCGGGTTCGGCGCACAGGCACGTGTCTTCATATTGCACGATGCAACGATGCAAGGTTTGCAACCGGGTAAATGGGCAGCGTTGGCTGTAGAGTTATGGCATGAATGGGACGCGGATTATTTGCTGGCCGAAATTAACCAAGGCGGCGAAATGGTGAAATCTATATTGCAGGCTATTGGTAGTGAAGCACCTGTAAGTACCGTATATGCTTCTAAGTCCAAAGTGGCCCGCGCCGAACCCGTTGCGGCATTATATGAGCAAGGTAAAGTCAAACATGTTGGCAGCTTTCCAGAGTTGGAAGACGAGCTATGTTCTATGGGGACGCATGAGGGGCCGCGTAAATCTCCAGACCGTGCAGATGCTTTGGTGTGGGCAGTGACAGATTTGTTGCTCAAGCCGAGACGTAAACCGCAAATTCGTATGATATAGGGCTTGCGGTAGCGGGCAATGTTGTTCACTATGTGTTCTTATGGAGGTGCTAGGAATCATATTCGTCTGTATTTTACTGGTGTTTGAGTTTCTCCTACACCGTCCAAAATGGCAAGACCCGCGAAGTACACAAGCAGATGTGGCAACTTTGCAAAGCTATCAATTAAGACAGAGCTTGTTTGTCAACCGATCAGAACTTGCTTTGTTTGCTGCGCTCAATCGATATAAACCGGACGGCTTGCATGTTATGGCAAAAGTCAGATTGGAAGATATTTTACGCGTTAAGCATTCTGAGCATGAAGGACGTTTACACTGGCTATACCGCGCACGCATAAAATCAAGGCATGTGGATTTTGTTCTTTGTGACGCAAGCGGGCGGTTTTTATGTGCAATTGAATTGGACGGACGTTCACATGCAAACACTGAAGCGAAAATGCTTGATAGTTTTAAGAATGCTATATTTGGACACGCCGGGTTAAAATTATTACGGATCAAAATCGGAGATGATTTTGAATATGTTTCGCGTAATATATGGCGACAACTTTATTAAATTAACGTCTTATTTACCTTGATGTTTAAGGAGACCTTAACCATAAAGTAGCAAGTATGGGTGTGGAATATTTTGATTTTGGAGTTAAAAATGGCCATTGCTCAGAAAAAGAGCCACAAGTTCAACATTCTACGTAGGCACAAAGACGCCACTGTTGAACTCACCAAGCTTAACCGCGAAATTGCATTGCGCATGATTGCGTTAGCGCATGAAACTGGCGAAGTAAAACCGCTCATTGACGCTGTGAATGCCCTGCGTTCGTCGGAAAAATACTATTTTCAAGACACAGTTCAAATTGATACTGCCCGCGTGCAGAAAAAACTTGGTGATGTACTTTTGAACATTGGTAAAAACGAAAATGACATGTCAGCAATTGAAGCGGCTATTGTTGCTTACCGTGGTGCCATTACAATTGCATCCATGGTCGGCGAGCAAGATCTGCGCCTTGATGCCCGTAAGAGTTATGCTTTGGCGATGAATTATATCGGCAAAGGTGAACGTATCCAAACTGTATCCTTGATGGGTGCCGCTTAAAATTCAATAAAATCAAATGTTTATGAAAAAACACAATAGATAGATCCACGGCTCTCCAAGCTGGGGTAGATTTCATCCATGGTCAGAAACTGGGCTTAAAGAAAAGCTACAGTTCAGAACTCCAAAACCAAGTTGAAATCAAAACCGTGGATATCTTATGAAAAATTGGCTGCAGGCAGCGTTTGTTCGTTCACCGCAAACTAAATCGAATACCAATTCCGCATTACCTCTAGTGGCCTTACAATTGGCAAATTCCGCCCATTCTGCCCATTCCGCTAAGTGGACCCCGCGCAATTACGCTGCTTTGGCGCGTGAAGGTTACCAACAAAATGCTATTGCTTATCGCTGCATACGCTTGATAGCAGAAGCGGCGGCATCGGTGCCGTTATGTGTACGGGATGACAATGAATGCATTGGGGATAACCCAGCGGTGCGCTTACTGCGCAAACCAAGCCCCAAGATTTCCCGTGCAGAATTTTTTGAAGCATTTTATAGCTACCTGCACTTGAGCGGTGATAGCTTCCTGGAAGCTGTTGTTGTCGACGGTCGGCTTGTCGCATTATTTAATTTACGGCCGGACAGAATGCGGGTCGTGACCGACCATAAGGGCTGGCCTACTGGATGGGATTATGAGGTCGGTAGTAAAAAACGGCGCTTTACGACTGACCCGAATAGTGGACGCTCACTCATTCATCATGCACGACTATTTCACCCTACGGATGATATTTACGGCTTCTCACCGCTTGCTGCTGCCGCCAAAGCAATCGATGTTCACAATGCCGGCGGGGTCTGGACCAAGGCATTGCTTGATAATTCAGCGCGTCCAAGTGGGGCATTAATTTATAAAGGCACCTCTGGCTCTGAACATTTAAGCGCAGAACAGTTCGAGCGGTTAAAATCCGAACTGGACAGCAAACATTCTGGGGCAGGGGCGGCTGGGCGACCACTTCTCCTAGAGGGCGGTCTTGATTGGAAAGCTATGAGCATGAGTCCGATCGATATGGACTTCTTGAATGCGCGGCGTGAGGCGGCACGGGAAATTGCTCTGGCATTTGGTGTGCCGCCCATGTTGCTCGGCATACCCGGCGACAATACTTACGCCAATTATAAAGAAGCTAATTTGGCGTTCTGGCGGCAAACTATTCTGCCTCTGGTGCGTAAAACCGCTGATAGCCTCGGCACTTGGTTAGCGGATTGGTACGGCGACGATTTACGCATTATAGCGGACGAAGACGACATTCCGGCTCTAACGTTAGAACGGGCGGCACGTTGGAAAGCCTTGAATGATATAACTTTCATGAGCGAAGTCGAAAAACGAGAGCGTGCAGGCTTACCGATTGAGGCGGTGCAATGAACGGCTTTAAATTTGACCGGACAGTCGGTATCGGAATTATAGTGACTTTGGCTATTCAAAGCGCAGGTGCCCTGATGTGGGGCGGTGCGGCTGAAGCCCGGTTGCAGAACCTAGAAAAAACAACAATGACCAGTCCACCAATGGCCGAACGTATTGCCCGCATGGAAGAACAAATGACCATGGCAAGGCAGTCTCTGGAACGCATAGAGCACCGTCTCGATCAGGACCAAAACTAAACAAAGACCCATATCATGAACATCAAATACCAGCCGCATGCGGAGCGTATGCGTATATCCGGCTATGCCAGCCTCTTTGGTAAAAAAGACCTAGGTGGTGACATTGTCCGCAGAGGTGCATTCTCCGGCAGCTTATTATCCCTGAAAAATGGGCGGATACCTATGCTGTTTGCCCACGAAACCAAAGAACCCATCGGTGTGTGGCACCGCATGTTTGAGGACGCTACGGGACTGTTTGTTTCAGGTGATATTTTTTTTGGCGAACCTCGCGTTGACCATATTGCGCGTTTGGTGCGTAGCGGTGCTCTCAGTGGTTTGTCTATCGGCTACCACACTGCCAGAAGCCGCACATTAGGCATTGGTCGTGAACTCATTGAACTTGATATTTGGGAGGTTTCTATCGTCGCCTTCCCAATGTTGCGCACTGCGCGAATTACCCAAATCGACGATCTGTTCCCTCTTGGTCAATCCGGTCGGGAACACTTAACCTCACACAGGAGTATAATGTGAGAAATTCCAAAACCACCCCTCACAAGGAAACAAAAATGGTAAAATCCGCAGAGCTACGAACTGCCCAGGCTGATTTTTCTGCAACTTTCGCAGCATTTAAAAATGCAAATGATCAACGACTTGCAGAGATAGAATCCAAGCAATCGGCTGACACTCTGTTGACCGATAAAGTAGAGCGTTTGAATGCGGCACTTGATCAACAAACAAGCCGTATAGAACGCTTGTCCATCAAAAACGCCCAGCCGCAACTCGGTGCAGTCACTGAAGACGGCGAGGCTAAATCTGCTTGGTCGTCTTATATCCGTACTGGAGACGGTAGTGCTTTGATCGCATTAGAAAGCAAAGGTCTAAGCGCAGGCGTTGATGCAGAAGGCGGTTATGTAGCTCCGGCTGAAACCGAAAGTCGCATTGACCGAGCATTGAGCGAAACTTCACCGTTTCGTTCCATCGCCAGCATCCGGCGTATTGGTGCAGGCGCTTTTAAAAAACCAGTAAGTATCGGCGGTGCTTCCTCGGGTTGGGCCGGCGAAACCGATGCCCGCCCAGAAACCACTGTGCCGCAAATGGAATTGTTGGATTTTCCTACTGGGGAGCTTTATGCAATGCCAGCTGCAACACAAATTCTACTCGACGACGGTGTCGCGGATGTGGATCAATGGTTGGCTGATGAAGTCCGTGATGTGTTTGCAGCGCAAGAAACGGCGGCTTTTACCAATGGTAATGGCATCAATAAACCTAGCGGTATACTGAACTACACCAATGTTGAAGAAGCATCCCATACTTGGGGTAATGTCGGTTATGTGGCTACGGGTACAGACGCCGCATTCGACAGTACCGCGCCGATTGATGCGTTGATTGATTTGATCTATGCGCCCAAACCCCGTTACCGGTCAGGTGCAAGTTTTATGATGAACCGCCGCACGGTTGGGGCTCTGCGTAAGTTCAAAGACGCAGACGGCAATTACATATGGCAACCGGCTCAGGCAGCTGGACAGCCGTCATCTTTGTTAGGCTATCCTTTGGTTGAGGTTGAAGACATGCCGGATATTGCAACTGATAGTTACTCAGTTGCCTTTGGCGATTTTCGCCGTGGTTATCTGATTGTTGACCGTCAAGGCGTACGGGTATTGCGCGATCCTTATTCTGCCAAACCATATGTCCTGTTCTACACGACCAAGCGCGTTGGTGGCGGTATTCAAGATTTTAATGCCATCAAGCTTCTGAAATTCGCTGCGAGCTAGTTCCCTCACTCGCACGACCTGCCGCGCAAGCACTTGCGTGGCAAGCAGGCTGTCCCTGTTCTTTCCCCTTGTTCAGGGACAGCCACTCTATAAATTTTTAACATTGAGAAAATTATGTCCTTAATAGACTTGGCTACCCCTGTGGTGGAGCCGATTGATCTTGCCTACGCCAAAATCTTTTTGCGTATTGACGGTGCGGATGAAGATACGCTCATAGAAACTCTTATCAAAACGGCTCGCCACCGAGTTGAAAATATGATTGGCCGGACATTAATTAGTCGCAGTTTTATTTATCGGTGCACCGTGCCATCTGGCAAATGTATTCTTCTGCCGCGTCCACCATTGCTCAGTGTTGCACGGTTGACATTAGTCGCGGAAAACGACCAAGCAGTTGATGTTCCGGCCAGTGATTATTCTGTCACGAAGCGTCGGGATCCGGCTCAAATTAACTTGAAACCCCATAAAAACTGGACGGATTACCTAGTCGAGTTTGTAACGTTGGAAGCCGAATTTACGGCCGGTTATGGCGACACACCGGATGATATACCCCTTCCAATCCGTCAGGCCATTTTGTTACTGCTTGCTCATTCTTATGAGTTTCGCGAAATGTCAGAAAGCCCGGCCGTACCGATAATGGTGGACGCGCTGCTCGCACCTTATCGTTTGGTGCAGTTATGATCGGAAATTTGCGCACCCGGATCGGTATTTATGTACCGCAAACTAAGCCGGATGAATTTGGCGGCGTGCAGACGAACTGGGTTTTATCCGGCCAAGCTTGGGCACATATCAAACCCAATACAACGACAGAACGCACTGAAAATGGCCGTGCCACAATCACAAAAACTTACTTGGTCACAATTCGCTGGCAGCGGGATTTCCCAGAGCGGGCGCGGTTGCTGTGGGAGGAACGTACTTTGCGTGTCCTCACTGCATCTGACCCGGATTTACGCCGCGAGCGTTTGCATTTGATTTGCGAGGAGGAAGAACAATGAGCGACATCAATCAAGCCCAAGCTCTGGCCAAAGCCATACATTTGGCGCTCAGCGGTAACGTTGCCGTGCAAAGCGTTTTAGGACAAGAGGCGCGGTTATATGACCATGCGCCTGAAGACCCGATTTATCCATATTTGACTTACGGCCCTATGCGAAGCGCAGATGTTGGCGGAGATGAAAGCCCTATGACCGCTCATAATTTGACTTTGCATTTGTGGTCTCGGTACGGCGGACGGGCAGAAACCATGGCCATGTTGCAGGCCGTATCAGGCGCGCTAGAGAGCGGGAGCTGGCAGTTGGCTGAAGGTCATTTGGTTAGCGCCAATGTAATTTTTACCGACCAATTTCGGGCACCGGATGGGCACACACTGCACGGCATTATCCGGCTTAACGCCACCACTCAACCATAATACCACACCAAATAATAGGAGGCCGATATGGCTGCACAACGCGGGCGGGATATGCTCGTCAAAATCAAAGATGACCAAGGCGCATTCGTTACGGTCGCCGGGCTGCGTACCAAGACCCTTAAATTTAACGCAAAGTCTATTGATATTACCCATAGTGAAAGCGAAGAGGCATGGCAGGAACTTCTACCGGGTGCCGGGGTGAAATCCGTAGAAATCGGCGGCGAGGGTATCTTTAGAGACAGCGCATCAGACGCATTGGTACGAACAAGTTTCTTCGAGCAAAGTGCCAAAACTTACGAAATTATCATTCCGGATTTTGGCGTTATTACGGGCGATTTCCTAATCTCGACCTTGATGTATGCGGGTAGTTATAAAGGTGAAGCCAGTTACGAACTGCAATTGGTCAGTGCGGGTAAACCCGTGTTCACAGCGCTGTAATGAACGGTTATCAAAAGGGCGATGTGGCCATAAAAATTGAAGGTCGTAATTATCGCTTGCGCCTGACGCTTGGCAGTTTGGCAGAAATCGAGGCACGGCTTGACGTGAAAGGGCCGTTGGCATTGGCCGAAAAAATTAGAAGTTTTGGTACTAAAACCCGTAGCAATTCCGAAGCCCTAACTTTGCTAGAATGTTTGATGTGCGTGGCAGACCATAAGGGTGATGTTAGCGTTCCGCACATGATAAAGCGCGCCAAACCTATGGACTATATGCCGGCTATTGCGACCTTGTTTGAGGAAACTTTTTCATGACGGAAAGACCGTCTGAATGGCCATTTGATTTGTGGCTCAAAACTGCCGTGCGCGGGTTTGGTCTATCGCCTGCCGAGTTTTGGGCAATGTCAGTGCGTGATTGGTTGGCATTGCTGGCTCGTAACGGTGAACAAGGGTTAGCGCGCACGGATCTTTCTACATTGATGAACACTTACCCTGATGAGAACCAAAAAAGAGATAAGCATGATTGATACAGAAAAAGCCGAGCAGGCACTTAGCGATTTTGCTGAAGGGCCAGCCAAAGATGCTGCCGAGTTGGCTGCACAAGGTTTTGAACAAGCGAGTGAGCGTATTGCACAGGCGCTTGAAAGAGCCGCTCGCAGTGGTGAGTTTTCCTTTCGTGATATGGTGGCTGCTATCTCTCGAGATTTGGCTACATTGGCAATTCAAGAGTTGATCTTAGAACCTTTACAGGCAGTGCTTTCGGGTGGTGTGAAATCTAGTGGTTCTGCGCAATCCGCAAACCCGCTGAACATCGTCATGAACATTACGGGTGTGAACGACGCGGGTAGTTTCCAGAAATCGCAAGGCCAAATTTCAGCCTCCTTGGCGCGCGCTGTGGCGCACGGCCAAAAATTTATTTAGCAAATTTGTAAGGACATAATCATGTCATCATTTCACGATGTCAGCTTCCCTCTGCCGCTTGCTTTTGGGGCTAACGGCGGCCCGATACGCCAAACGGAAATTATTACGCTGGCTAACGGGCACGAGCAACGTAATACTGCCCAAGCTAATTCTCGCCGCCGGTATGATGCTGGGGTTGGGGTTAAAAGTTTGGAAGATATGCAGACTTTGATTGCTTTTTTCGAGGCCAGGCGCGGACAGCTTCACGGTTTTAGATTTCGTGATCCTATGGATCATAAAGTCGACGGCGAAATTGGCACAGGTGATGGCTTAACCACTGAATTCCAGTTATCCAAAGCTTATACTGACATCGCTGGGTCGTGGCAGCGAAACATCACAAAACCCAAAGCCGGAACACTTATTATAAAACTGGGCACTACGCTAACGACCGCATTTAATGTTGATAATACGACGGGTAAAATCGTGTTTAATACGCCGCCAGTGAGCGGTGTGGTGATTACTGCCGCATTTGAATTCGACGTACCCGTGCGTTTTGATACTGACCAGTTGATGACATCACTAGAGAGCTTCGGGGCCGGAGGTGCCGTTCATGTTTCCCTGATCGAGATTAATACAAATGCGTGATTTTTCCCTTGAATTTGCAGCG